ACTTGTGTATAGCAACATAAGCGGACAGTTTTTAAAAGAAGTTTATAAAGACTTTTTAAAATATGGTACGGTGTATGTGGCTGGAGACGTAAATAATCCTCAAATGGAAGTTAAAGAGTATTTTGTTAGAACAGATCCTCAGGATTTTTATGGTATACCAGATGTTATAGATCAAACAACATATCACCCTTATGATTATAGATTTGGGTTTGGTATACGTAAACTAGCTAGATTTGGTTACGAAAGTAAACCAGGTAACTTTTGGACAGGTGATGCGGACATTGAAAAACAAACAGCTTTATCTGCACCAACATCAGCAGTTAAAGGCTTAGAGTATTTGCTACATTGGGAAAAAGAAAGACAAAATAGCGATGAGTTTACTAATAAAAGATTATTTGTAAGACATACTGGTAAGTATCATATTGCTAAATTTGAATCAAGAGAATCTGGTAATGTAGGTTTTGAGTATACTTCTGGTGAAATAAGAGCTAGATTACCTATTGGTAAAAAATTAAGTATATCCGCGGGTGCAATATATAGAACACATCAACAACCTTACGGATATAATCCAATTGAAATATGGTTGAACGAAACTCAAATGTACACAGATCCTAATACGGGTCAAGAATTTGAATACCCAGCTAATCCTTGGTATTCGCTAGGTTTTTTATATGGTTATGATGATATATATTATACATCAACTGACGAAAACGGAAATGTAACATCTGATTGGTGTTGGGTAGATTCTGATGGCAATACAGTAGCACATACTGATTTACAGTTTCGTGATACAGTATTTGGTGATTTAATGAATAGATTTAACAAAGAAGCTTGGGACGAGTTAGAGCCATTTGCAGAAATTGCCCCTATTGTCGGAATTGATTTTTACCACTACAAATCTAATTTTTGGTTGCATGCTTACGCTAATTACATACTACCTTATCATAAATATGTTAAAGGTAATGTAGATTTTAGTTACTTACACCGTAATAGTTGGGGTAAAGGTGGTCACAATAATCAACTTGATGGAGAGCAATGGGACGATTACCAAGCCGGCTTAATGTTTGGTTGGAAAGTTAGTAAATCAATAGGTGTATTCATAGAAGGTGAATATACTAAGTTTTGGGATAGTGAAATATATAATAGTAGCGTTGGACTTAATTTTACATTTAAATAATGGAAGAAATAAATGAATCATCAAAAGTATCACTAGATATAAAAGCTGTAATTGGTGCCGTAGTAGGTATTGTTTCAATAGCTGGAGTTTGGTTTACGTTAACAGCTGAAATAGCTCAGCTACAATTAGACGTAGTTAGAATGCAAGATGCTGTAGAGCTAAATGAAGAGTTTAGAATTAAGTGGCCAAGAGGAGAGATGGGTGCGTTACCAGACGATGCTAAGCAAGACTTAAGAATAATGTATCTTCAAGATGATGTTGAAAACTTAAAATATATAGTTAAAGCACTAGAAATAGATAATGCTAAAAAATAAGACATGGCAAAGAACTTAGATGAAAATTATAAAATAGGTTTAGATATAGATGGTGATGGTAAACCAGACGTTGGAGTATCATTAAAAACAATAGGAGCTGTAATATTTGCTATAATATCATTAGCTGGTGTTTGGTTTAGTTTAAAAGCTGATATAGCTTTAGCTATGGAAATGCCTAAGCCTACTATATCTAAAACAGAGTGGGAGTTAAAAGACGAGTTAATTCGTAATACTATCATGGACACTCAAGATGACGTAGAAATGATATTAGAAAAACTAGATAAGCTAGACGAAAGAATATACGAAATACAAAAAAATAGATAATGAAATATTTAATTTTAATCTTAATACCATTTTTATCTTTTTCACAATCAGATGTTCCTGATAAATACTGGTTAACTGATGATAATTTTGAAGATGTAGTTTCTGGTAATTCTGCTTTTGGAGATGATGATAATCAAACTATTCTTATAGAGTTTTGGGCAGATTTTAACAAAGAAAATTGCTTTAATGAATGGGAACAGGTAAAAGATGCTTTATATTATAGAGTAGATATATCTAAAGCCGCTAAAGCTAAAAAAGAATATAGAATACGTATGGCGCCAACTTTGCTAATATTTAAAGGTGGTGAAAAACAAGCAGCGTTTAAAGCTGGACTAGACTTGTTGCTACCAACGGATCTTGATGAAATACAAGAAACAATAAACGAAATTAACACAGCAAGTAAATTTTAATGAAAAACATAAGTAAACATATAACCTATAAAGAAGGCACTTATAGTAACACAGCTAATAGACTTGGTTTAGCAAATGATCCTACAGAAGAGCAATTAGAAAATATGAAGCTAGTTGCAGAAAAAGTGTTTGAACCTCTTAGAGAGCACGTATCGCATCCTATAAAGATTAATTCGTTCTTTCGTGGACCTCAACTTAACAAAGCTATTGGCGGAAGTCACTCGTCGCAGCATTGTAAAGGCCAAGCTATAGATATTGACGATAGCTATGGTAACTCTACTAATGCTTATATGTATGAGTGGATAAAGAAAAACCTAGATTACGATCAAATGATATGGGAGTTTGGTACGGATGAAAACCCAGACTGGGTGCATGTAAGTTTTGTAAACGAAGGTGAGAATAGAAATAGATGTTTAAAAGCTTATAGAAAAGAGGGATCAAGAAAAACTTATTATAAAATTATATAAAATGACAAACAAAGACAAAAGGTTTTTAGTTAGATGCGCAGGAATAGGATTTTTTTTAGCACTACTAGTTGGTTGCGGCACTTACAATAACCAACCTAAAATACAAGTAACACACGTGCTGGCTGTTACTGAACAAGGTGATACATTGAGGCTACCTATAAGCGCGATAAAACCTAATGTATATTATAATGTAATATCATATCCTAATAGATACTATGGTAATTGGTACAACAGTTATTACCGACCTAGTTATAATAACAACAGACCTATATACGCTCCAAGTAGTGGTTCAGGTTCTAGTAACAATAATAATAATAATAACAATAACAATAATAACAATAAGCCTGATTCTAGACCAACGCCTGACATTATAGTAAGGCCAACTGGTGATGTTCTAAAAAAGAAAGGCGGTAACTAATTGACTATGGAAAGTGTATATAAAAAAGGATGTGGACCACAAGGACTAGGTGCTCCAAAATCAGTTAACAAAAAGAAAGCTAACTGCTGGAAAGGCTACAAAGCGGTAGGTAAAAAGAAATCACCTAGCGGTAAGAAAACTAGGGGTGGTAAAGTTAAAATGGTTAACAACTGTGTTAAGATAAAGAAGTAATGTTTAACTTACCAGAATCAACCTTTTTAAAGAAAGGTAAAATAAGAAAAACTACTAAAGGCAAAGGCCGCAACTTCAGAACAAAAGAAGAAGGTGCGGGTATGACATCTAAAGGTGTCAAAGAATATAGAAAGAAAAACCCAGGCAGTAAACTAAAAACGGCTGTAACAGGTAAAGTAAAACCTGGTAGTAAAGCCGCTAAGCGTAGAAAATCTTTTTGTGCAAGATCAAAAGGTTGGACAGGTGAAAGAGGTAAAGCTGCTAGACGTAGATGGAAGTGTTAATATGAAGTTTTTTGATTTAAATAACAATGGTAAATATGATTGGTGGGAATATATACTACCTATTATATTGCTACTATGTGTTGAAGTTGTAGCTGAAGTTATAGCTAAATTTTTGATATCTTAGAATACTTAGGAGCACTTCTAATTAGCTTCTCATCTGTCATCCAACCATCGTATTTTAACAACTTAGTATCTAAGTCGCTTAACAAATGCCAATTAATATCTCCTCTTCTTTTTAAGAAAGAAACATACTCTTGTTCTAGATTTTTATCATGAGCAGATTTTTGCATTGCATAACAAGGTAAATGCCAACTATGAGGATCAGCCGCACTTAATCTTCCTGCCTTATCAGATAATCCAGGTACACTTACTGTTTTAGCAAAGAAATCAAAACCTATAAGATCAATACTTTTATAGGTTTTTACTTTTTGTAGAAACCATAACAATGTTATAAATCCAGCGCTAGGTCTTAAATCGTTAGACAGCATATCTTTACCGAACATACTCATTATATCTATAATTTCTTCATCTGTATACATCATTGTGTATAGCATACCTTGTGGTAGTCTTTTTTCTATTTCCCAATTTTTAAGCTGCAAATTACCTCTACATCTGTTAACTAGTATTTTAGATTTTTTAAATTTACCTTTTTCAAAACGGTTTTTATTCTTATACCACTCAGGAGCTCTAAATTGACCAGTAACCCATATATCACATTTCTCGCCTATAGACTTTTCTTGTTCTGGTGTTGCAGATATAGCTCTGCCAAAGCGAACAATAATATCGTAGGAATCTATAGTCTTACCAAGCTTATGCTTCATAATTTCTACAGAGTTACCTACGAATACTATTCTTTTGTTTTTTACAAACTGTTGTATATCTTCCACCACTCTTCAGATAATTCAGAATCTTTATACTCATCGAACCAAGGTCCACCTTCCGTGTAATGAATAGCTCTCGCGTTTGTCTTAGTTATTTCATCAATACCAACTAACATATTATATCTTTTAGGTATTTCACCTATATCATTTTCATTTAAAAATTTAAACTCATGTAGTTGAGAAGCCGTTGCATTGTCTAGATATTTTTTAGATAATTTTCTATTTAACCTATTACAGTTAAATAACATCAACGAGCTCCAGTTTTTCTTTGGATAAGACTTGTTGTTAACTCCATTCATTTTATTAGACTTAACTTTGTAGTCATCATGTTTAACTACTGATATTGGTTTATCACCTAAATATCTACTAACTTCTCTAGGATCTACTCTCCATAAGAAATCATTATCACAAAATAAAGCATAGCCTGTGTAGTTCATTAACATTGGCACATAAAATCTAGTAAAAGAAAACTCAGTAGATTCTCCTTCTATATCTTCCCTACCATAAACTCCTATTTCTTTTAATTTAGCTTTATCTAAATAAGTTATATTAGCCTCTGGCCAATATTTTAATATTGAAGCTTTACAAACTTTTGTTGCTTCAGGGTATCTTGAGTCATGCCCTATAAAAATCTTAATACTTCCTGGTTTTTTATTCATGATTTACTTTTTTACCTGATGTTTTTCTTATTATATCATCGTGATTAAACTCTGCCCAATATAATTCAAATGCAACTCCAGATTCTTTACCTTCAAACTGATGGTATTTACCTGGTTTAACCATTGTAAAATCACCTGCTTTTAATATAGTTTCATCAACAAGACCTTGATCGTCTTGCCATACTCTTATTATCATCTCTCCAGACTCTACAAAAAAACCGTTCCATTTAAATTTATGTTCGTGCTCTGAGCACTTGTATCCTTTATTAAATTCTATTCGGTGAAACTCTAATACACCGTTCTTGTGTATCATCTCTGTTGCACCCCATATCTTTCCTGCTTTCATTTCTTTTGATTATGTTTAAAGTAAGGCTTTCTCCAGTTTTGTGAATTTATTGGGAACCTTCTATTTATTATTACTTGTTTTTTTGGTTTTTCTAATACATCGTGTAGATCAATCCATTCGTGCCTCTTGTTATCAGCTCTGTTTGTTATCTTAAACTTATCTAAACTTTGATTATCTTTATTAGTAAAATGAACACTACATAATATTCTAGGCCCTATAGTTTCTACCTTGTGAAACTGATATTGAGGTATGTAAAGCATATCACCTTCGTCTAATATAAACTCTTCTAATATTTCTTTAGGCTTGTTAGGTATAAACTCTTTATATATCGTCCATTTAACTTTACCGCTTTGGTGAAACAAAAAATTATCAGTAGCATCACCGTGAGCAGGAAAGCTTTTAGATCCAGCTTTAGGTGAAACATATACATTAACTTGACCTTTTTTAAAGTACCTTTCAAACTCAAAAACAACATCTAACAATTGTTTGCTTTCGTATTCAGCAAATGGTATTACAAACGATTTACCTTTTTTCCAAAAATTATGTATAC